TAGTAAATAAAATGTCCAATGGAATCTAGTGTCACCATAAAGCTTGAAAGATAGCCAATCAGGTCTTTCTTTTGGAAGGATTGTGTACATTTGGTAAAATGCAGCATCGTCTCTTACTCTATCAATTATATCAATATATGCGGTGAGATCTTGAATAGCAGTAATATTTTTTGAATCACCGAATTGATAATTAGTGATAGGAAAATTTCGAAAATAAGCCATTAGAAACCTCCAGCAATATCGTCTTTGTCCAATGTTCTGGATTCTACGAAACTCATCGCGATCTGAATCTCTTGGAAATTTCCATCTTCAAAAAATGCCATTGAAGAAGGATTATAGTTGGTTTGAAAATTACGTAAATATGATTTTAATATTTGAGTTGCCACTAACTTACCATCGTACTCAATTGATATGGCAAACTTATTTGGAAACTTATATGCTACAGGAATATTTCCAGCTTTAATTGTTTCAGGATATAACTCAGTCCTAAAAAATTTAATAATGTTGACAATTTCCTGAGCTTCTCTTTGAGTCTTTGGAATCATAGTGAATTGAAAAGAAAATTCTCTAATGTTTACAGCTTTAAAAATTGCTCTAGTGTTTGGTGCTGGTGTAGTTTGAAGTGCTGATCTAACTGCTCCACTAATAGCACCATCACTGACCATCCCCGAAAGCCTTGCAGCAGCTGCTCTAGCTGCATCTTGTGTTAAATTACCTCTAAAAAAATCTGCAATTGAACTAAACGTAGCTCCGGCTGAATTAACTAATGCTTCTAAAGGTGCGGTGCCTGCTTTCAATCCTGCTTCAAGTGTAGATCCAAACACTCCTAAATCTACGTTTTCAATTTGAACACCATCTTGAATTTGTATTGACTGTGGCATGTAGATGCTACACATATTACCAGTTCTTATTTCTTGTGATTTGCCAACAAATGCCCCTGAGCCAATACCCACATTTGGATCATCTAAAGATGGAATTTGATTAGGACCACGTGGATCATTTGGATCATTTGAGCTTATAATAGGTGTTCCTCCACCTAACGCTGCATCAGCGCTGGATATTGCATCATTTACAGCTCTTTGAGCTCTTTGAGTTATTGTGGGAGGAATGGTTCTCCATACGTCAAATCTAATTCGACCCTTGTATTTGTCTTGTCCTGAGATAGGAAATTGTAATTCAGCCATGTAAACTTCCAATAAATAGAAAAATCTTATCAGTATTTATATGGATCCTATGAGTTATAAAGGAAGATACACAGTTAAAAATAAGAAGAAATATAGAGGAGACAGCTCTAATGTAGTCTATCGATCTATGTGGGAAAAATGGTGTTTTAAGTGGTGTGATGAAAATCCTAACATTAAGACATGGAGCTCAGAAGAAATAGTTATACCATACTTATACGACGTTGATAAGAGATATCACCGATATTTTATGGATTTAAAAATAACATACACTAACAACACAACTGTGCTGGTTGAAGTGAAACCTGAAAAACAAACAAAACCTCCTGTTTACCCCGGAAGAAAAACAAAAGCATACCTTTCTGAAGGTTTAGAATACGTGAAAAATCAAAATAAGTGGAAGGCTGCAAGTGAATTTGCTAAAGACAGAGGCTGGCAATTTCAAATCTGGACAGAAAAACATTTAGAAAAAATGGGAATAAAACCAAAACCACTGAAACCTATAAAAAAACTTAAGCCGCTAGGACCAGTGAGAAAGAAAAAGAAATGACTATACTCACAGATGATTCAATATTCATCCACATTCCAAAGAATGCTGGAACAAGTATTAGTAACTGGCTAATTGATAATTGCAAAGGGAAATGGTATAAGCCAAAGTCATGGCAAGGAAAACATTTTATGCTTAACCAGTTACCTACACCACACAGGATAAGAAGAAATACTATTTTCTGCTGTGTTAGAAATCCATGGCAAAGAGCCTTTAGTTACTATAATTACTATAAGAACACAGAAAATAGAGCGGTTGACGGCTTAACATTCGAAGAATATGTAATGAACACTGACATGGCTCAATTTAAAGTACCACAATTAAGGTATATTGATCCTTCAACTATAGTTTTAAGATATGAAAATTTGTGGGAAGATTTTAAGATAATGCAAGAATTCTATGACTGCTATAAGCCTTTAGATATTAAAAACTCAAGCGGAGGTAGCATTGACTATAAAGACCATTATAATGAAGATATGATTACTAAAGTTGGTTTAATCGCAGCTAAAGATATTGCACATTTCGATTATAAATACTAACATGGCAAATTTATTTAGACAACTCGAATTAGATGCATTTAGAGCAGGCATTCAGCCTAGGACTCGTCAGTCGATTAACTGGTTTCGACAAAAGGCGCAACGCCTTAGAGCTCCATCGCGATCAAAGCTTATGCAACAAGAACCATTAGAGCTTAAACCTAGACAGATCGTAGGTAGCATGTTTATGTTTTTCTATGATCCTAAGCACAAAGAAACACTACCGTATTATGATTCGTTTCCCCTCGTAATAGTAGTAAAGCCAGCTCCTGGTGGATTTCATGGTCTTAACTTACATTATTTGCCACCACTCTTAAGAGCAAAGTTTCTTGACCGTCTTCTAGATAATACTAATAATATGTCATATGATGAGTCAACACGATTTAATATTAATTATGCTATGTTACAAAAAACATCGTCAATGAAACATTTTGCACCTTGCTTTAAACATTATTTAAACTCTAATGTACGTAGTAGATTTGCTTATGTTCCTCCTCCTGAATGGGAGATTGCTACGTTTTTACCAACAGCCGACTTCCAAAAAGCAAGTAAAACAGAAGTGTACCGCGAATCAAGGAAAATGATTAGATGAAAATAGAAGAGTTTAAAGCTGCAATAAGCAAGGGTAGAGGATTAGCTCGACCTAATCTTTGGAAAATCTATCTGCCAACTGCAAGTTCTTTAGGTATAAACGATCCCTTTGCAGAGAATGATTCTAAAACTTTAGATTTAATGTGTAATGCAGCACAACTACCAGGAAGACAAATAACAACCAATGAAAGAATGTATGGCATGAAATCAGAAAAAATGCCATATGGTTACATTGTAGACGATGTATCATTAACTTTTTATGATAATAATGATTATAGTATTAAAAGATATTGGGATGGCTGGCAAGATCAAATTATTTCAAGAAATGTATATGAAGTAAAGTATAAAAACGATTTTGCTAGAGAGGTGACTATACAGCAATTAGATAAACAAGGATTTGAAGTTTATACTTGCACCTTATCAGAAGCATTTCCAACAACCGTAAATGTAATTGAATTAAATAACGATCAGGACGGATTAGTACAAGTGAATGTACAACTGGCCTTTACAGACTGGAGATAATAATGGCACTACCTAAGTTGAATGAAAGTCCAAAGTATGAATTGGTTATTCCTTCTACACAAGAAACAGTAAGATTTAGACCTTACTTAGTGAAAGAAGAAAAGGTTCTTATGTTGGCAGCTGAAAGTTTAGATACAAAAGCATCCATGACTGCTATTGTTGATACACTAAAAGCATGTATTCAAGAAGATATTTCTTATACTAACTTAACTACATTTGATATTGAATACGCGTTTATTCAAATTAGATCAAAATCTGTAGGAGAAAATAGTACAGTAAATGCGGTTTGCAAAGAGTGTAACACCGCAACTTCAGTGGAAGTACCACTCGATCAAATTTTAGTAAATATGCCAGATGTAGATAAAAATATAGAAATTACAAATAATATTTCTGTATCTTTAAAATGGCCAAAATACTTAGATATGATAGCCGCAGACCTTGACGGTTTAAGTACAACAGACCAAACATTTAGAGTTTTAGTTGAGTGTATTGATGAAGTAATCACAGAAAACGAAGTGATTAAATTTAGTGAAGAGCCTTTACAAGAAAGACTAGACTTTTTAGAATCATTAGACTCTAAACAATTTAGCCTCTTAAGAGATTTTGTAGAAGCTATGCCTTCTGTATCTCATACACTAACTTATGAATGCTCTGGTTGTAAAGAAGAAAAAACAATTGAACTAAAAGGAATGCAAGATTTTTTGTAATATGCCTCTCTCACGATAGGATGGTGAATTATTATAAGATTAATTTCCAATTAATGCAACACCATAACTATAGTTTGTCAGAAATAGAAATGATGATGCCGTGGGAGAGAGAAGTATATTTAACTATGTTAATAGAACATTTGAGAGATGAAGAAGAAAGACAAAAACAACAGCAACAGCGTAGAAGATAACGACCATGAGCCAAGAAACAAAAGAAGTTCAATTACCAAACGGTGAAACCGTACGAGTAGTAGTAGAAAAGTAAACGACCATGAGCTTAGAATCCTTAACTAAAGAAATTATGGCAACTAGAGTTAGCCAACAAAACACGGAAACCGTGATTGATCAGTTGTATGATTTATTTGCAAAAAGATTTCAGTTAGAAGATCGGCAACGATTAAAAGAACTAGAAATGATGAGGGAAGCTCAAAAGCAGAGTAAAGTTAACTTTAATAATAATAATTCTAGAAGCTCAAGCAGCGGCGGGGGTGGAATGCTAGGAGGTCTTCCTGGTATGTTAAAAGGTTTGTTAGGACCTTTAGCTTTAGGAGGATTGGCATCATTAGCTGGATTAGATGCAGCACTAAAAGCTCTTAAACTACCTGATGTAGTAACAAACATTAAAAGCTTTTTAAAAGGATTTAAAAATATATTTGATGCTTTGCCAAGAGTAAGAATCGAAATGCCGGAAATTCCTAAGTTAAGATTTCTAACTGCAGCAGGTGATGCTATTACTGATTTCATAGACTATAAAATAAAATTACCAGCACTACGATTTATGGACGGTGCTGGTAAAGTAGTTGATGCTGCAAAGAATTTTATAGATTATAAAATAAAATTACCAGCCATACAATATAAAGATGCTATAAGTGGTAAAATTATTGGTGCTGTTCAAGATATTGACATGCCAAAACTACCAAAGATTACTGTAGAATTTCCAAAAATGCAGAGTATACAAACCTTTACAGAAGGTGTTATGGGCATTATTGGTAATTTTCCAGATGGCGGCACTGGCGTTGCTGGCAAAGGCATACTTGGTGTTATTGGATCTATATTCAATATTTTAAAGCCAGCTTTAAAACCTTTAGAGTTTATTATGAAAACTGCTCTAAGGCCATTTACTCAAATTGTATTAACTGTAATTGATTTTGTACAAGGATTTTATAAAGGATTTACTGGTGAAGAAGAAGGTGCTACATTTGGTGAAAAATTATTAGCAGGAGTTGAAGGTGGTGTGCTTGGTGTCATAAAAGGCATCACCGAAGCATTTGACCTATTATTCTTTACTGTTCCAGCTTGGTTGCTTGATAAATTTGGAATGGATAACATGGCTGAAGTCTTACGTGGATTCAGCTTTACTGATTTAGTTGATCCATTATGGGCTGGAATAAAAGGTGTGGTTCGTTTTGTTGCTGATAATTTTATATTAATGAAAGATATTATCGTAGCTGACTTTGAAATACAAATCACCAAGATTGTTACTGGTGTTAAAAATGCATTTGAAAGATTAACAACATTTGTTGCTAATCTTGGAGATGAGCTTTACCTTATGCTATCAGAGAATTTACAGTTTACTATGCCAAGACTTGCTGTTACGCTACCTTGGCCGTTTAATAAAGAAATAGTAATTACTGAAGGATTTACTGCTGGTGTTGGTGATGCTTCGACTAGAGCTTCAGCTCAAGCAAGTATTAATAGAAGAAATGCATCAAGAGACGCTAACATTACTAGAAGAAATAATGAATTAGCGGACATGATGCAAGCACAAAGAGATAGACTTACTCAATTAGGAAACCAATTCCAAAATCAAGTTGTTAATGCTGTAAATGATGCTAGAGTTACTAACAATAATGACACTACAGTAATGAATACCCCGGCGATGCCAAACACCACCGAGGCATCAATTCCATTTTAAGCAGCTTCGTCGTCATCCAGAAGCTGAGAAAAATGAGCCATGAGATCATCCTCATCATCATTAGATGAGATGGTCTCCTCAATAGTTGATGGAGCAGATTCTTTCATGCTAGGTGCAGGAGTTTCATTGCCTAGTTTAATTTCATCATCAATCTTAGGTGCGCCAGCATTTGCTTCTTCACCAAGAACACTCATCAACTTTGCTTTAAGCTCGTCATAAGATTTATACTGACTTGCATCAGTAAATTCACGTAAGTCATAGAGTCCATTATAAATCTTTTCAAGCTCTGCATCATCGTCATTTAATGCGCTAGGGGCAGAGAACTCAGACTTATCATAGTTACGATAACCTTCAACATCACGAATTTTAAGCTTAAAGTTCGCTCCATTCCAAAAATCGAATGGGTTAACTGGTTCTTCATCAGCAAACTCAGGTTGCATAGCATCCATTAGTTTATCAAAGATTTTTTTACCATATTGATAAAGGAATACTTTACCTTCATTATCTGGATTTGCTGGATCACTAACAACCATTACGTTTGATACGTAATGAAGCCGACGTTTTTGATTACGGGCTTTTTGTTTGTCAGCCTCAATACCAGAATTCCAAAGGCGAGAGTTTAGTTCACCGACTGGATCATTTTGGCCAATAGAGGTAAGTGATTTTTCGATATACCAACGACCTGTTGGGCCCTTAAACCCGTGGTCCCAATAGCGATTCCACGGCAAGTCATTACCTTCAGCTGCTGGTAAGAATCGGATTACAGCGTAGCCATTGTTGGCTTTATCTACTGTGGGTTTCCAAAAACGAGTATCTTCATACTTATTATTTGAACTTCCACCACCAGTTGCTTCCGCTGCTGCTACCAACTGGTCAATTTTATTTTTATTACGTTTAAGGTTTGCAAAAGACATGATTGTATTCTCCGTATGTCTGAAATGTTACTGAAATATTATACACTATATTTTCTGAAATGTACATGATTATTTATTCAAAAAACAAAGTATTTTGACGAGGCAAATAATTTAATCGCATTGCCTCTGCTTCAATCTTCTCCTTAATAACAGGAGAGATGAATTTCTTTACATCTTCTGGATCGATGTTTGTGGCTTTGCAGGCCTCGACTACAGCTTCAATGTAGTCGAGTTTTTTATCCATAACCTGCTTTTCTACTATTTTACTAAATTTTGATTTATTCATAAATTCTGCTTCAAGCATTCTCTTCCTCTAGGCCTGTATAGGTAACTCCTAGACTAGGATAGAAGACACCATATGAAAATTTTTGTGTTCCATCCGGGTGAAACGCTGGAGTGTGACAGACGTACCTAATCTTATTTTGCTGTCTTTCTCCATAAAACATATCTTGGTAAGTACCAGTTCTTAGATATGTTTCAAGATTACGAATATAAGCTTGATGGCTAGCTACTTTAGCCTCTGCTCCTTTTTCTTTTCTACGAAGCATGCTACGAGCAATAGCTAGTTCTTCTTTTTGGATTTTAATCCACTCTTGAATTTTACGGAAATAAAATGGATCCTCCTCAGAACGTGCAAGGACGCTAGGATGAATGTTTTTATACTTAGGTGGATTCTCCTTCATACGTTTTTCGCGGGCTTTTCTTAATCTTTCACCAGCCGCGGCGCGTTGTTCAGGTGACATAGGTTTACGCTTTTTACGAATAGCCATTGGCTTCCTCCATCATTACATATAGTATATTCTACCACAGTTTAAATGAAAAGTAAACCATTTATTTCAATTTTTCTAAAATTATTTCACCATCTTCATCAATGCTTGCCTTCAAGTATCCTTTAGAAATTAAAACATTAATAGTTGTTTCAATTATTTCGTTTTGACTTGACCGCCGGCCAATAAGCCAACATATTAGCATTGTAATCCAAATGAAAAAAGGTATTGCTATATCCATTATTTACTACCTGTTTTTGTTTGAGCGACTTGTGTTATATGGAAAGTCATCCATTTATTTTGTCTATATTCCCATAGAGTAATAGTGTCACTATTAAAATATTCTACTATATCTTTGCCATCTGGCGTTGGTATACCATCATCTACTGTAACATAAAAAGGATGAGGATTATCATCTATCCAAATTTTTCCAAATTTACGCCAAAACATATCTTTAATTGCAGTAACTGCAGGATTAAATACCTCTTGACCAGGAGGTCTAGCATCACGCAAAGCAATAAGATCGTCTGAATCTTCAGTACGAATTAAAATTCCATATCCGTTTGAATCGAATTCATTTTCCATGCTTTTCTCCGGTAATAATACCACTATTTATACGTCGTGAAAAACCATTTCTTTGACACTATCAATTCTAAAACTACGCCAATCGTTTTTTTCAAGATCCCATACTGCTAGTACATTTGGATTACCGGCTACACGATCGCCGTCCATTTTTTCCTCAATGTCCATTTGTTCAGGCAACAGGCTTTTCATTAGAGTGCACTTCATAACTCGTTCAGTGCCATCTTTTTTATCAAAAGTGATGGTAGCAGTTTTACGTACAAGATGTGCTACAATATCTTCTTTATACATTCGTATCTCCTTATCCTAATTCATACTTTTTCATTTCATCAAGTGCATCTTGTCTTATGCCTCGATAAATTATTCCACGCCTAATCATATCAGATTGGTTTGGCATAACACTATGTAAAATATTTCCATAAAAACACGCAACTCTACCTATTTCTACTTCTGGTTGTACATAGTTATCTTTAAAAAATTGTGTGGTATAATCTTTAGCATCATTCCATTTAGCGGTATCCCAAATAAATTTATGAGTCCCTGGCACTACACCTGTAGCACCAGTTTCCACAGTAAAGTTCATTAATGGAACAATAAAGGTGACACTTAAGATTCCTTCTTGTAATTCTTTTGCCATTTGTTTTTCTGGCATTTGAGGCCAAATGTATGGAGCATCAAAATGAGGATGAACTCCTGCTTGAGACTCATCATGAGGATAATTTTGAACAATATATCGATTTGTATCTTGCCATCCCCAATCCCAT